GTACGGCTCGCCGAGGATCTTCGTGACGTAGCAGTCGATCAGGTTCATGGATGGTCTCCACGCCGCCGGTCGCGGCAGGTTGGTGGTCAGGCTGCGGCTTTGCTGATCAAGCGTGGCGCGAAGTTCGTCCGCAGCTACTGCGGCGGCATCTATGGTGCTGTGGTAACCGCCGTAGTGAACCTTGCGGTTTCGAAATATCTGAACGACCCACTTGTTCTTGCGGCCATCCCAGTACACGCCTGTAACACCGCTCGCTGGCGGCTTCCTGGTAACAACTCGATGCGCTCGGTTGTCTTTCGGTGTAAGCAGCCGCAGGTTTTTCCACCGGTTGTCATCGCGTATGCGATTGATGTGGTCGACGTGCATGCTTTCGTCTGGATGCTCTGCCTGGCCAACAAGCACTGGGTTGGCCAGAACGACCGTGGCTGGACCGCCGATATTGAGTTCCTGACCCGCCAGGACAAGGTGCTCAAGGTTCTGGAGGCTCAGCAATGATCGAGACTCGCCCACTGGTCTCCGAGGAGGCCGAACACGGCGTCGTCGGCGCCCTGATGCACCAGCCTGACCTGATCGAATCTATCGGCGCCAAGGTATCCGTCCAGCACTTCTACGACCCTGATGCCGCCGACCTATTCAGCATGATCCTGGGCGCTCGGTCGGCAGGCCGACCAGTTGACCCGGTAGCCCTGTCGGACATCCGCCCAACGCTCAGCAGCGGTGAGCTCACCATCGTTCGAGCTTCTGAGCTCATGCGCTCTGTTCCGTCCGTGGCCAACGTCCATGAGTACGCCAGGATCGTTTCTGAGCGCTACAAGGCGCGCCAGATCAGCGAGATCGGGCAGTCGATCATCGATATGGCGACTCATGCGCGCCCCATCGCCGGAATCATCGCGGATGTCCAGCAAACCGTCATGACGCTAAATAGCGAAGATGACGAGCCGGACGTTATCAGCCTGGCCGAGGCCTTGGGCCCCGTCATCGATGAAATGGACGACCGCTTCAACGGACAGGGCATCAATGGCCACTCCACCGGGCTGGCTGATCTTGATGAGCTGCTGCAGGGCCTGCGCGGCTCTCACGTAATTATCATCGCCGGGCGGCCAGGGACTGGCAAAACAACCCTGGGCCTGGGGATTGCCGAGCATCTGACAATCCGCAACGGCAAGTCCGCGCTGGTGTTCTCGCTCGAGATGTCCGGCAAGGAGCTGTCGAAGCGAAGCCTGGCGTCTGCCTCGGCTGTAACGCTGGGCAACATCGACACTGGCAAGGCCATGGGTGACGGTGAGCAGATCCAGAAGATCACTGCCGCTGTCGGGCGTATGCGTGACGCCGACCTGCGTATCTGCCAGAAGGGCGGCCTTCCGCTGAGCCGCATCCGCAACATCGCGCGTTTCCAGCACAAGGCCAAGCCTTTGGACCTAATCGTCATCGACTACATCGGGCTGATCGCGCCAGAGGCAGGTAGCCGCCAGCAGAATCGCAACCTCGAGCTCGGAGCGATCAGCCGCGGGATCAAGGGCATGGCCAAGGAGCTGAACGTGCCAGTTATCGTTCTGGCCCAGCTCAACCGAAGCATCGAGACCCGCACAACCAAAAAGCCGCAGATGTCGGACCTGCGCGACTCCGGCGAGATCGAGCAGGACGCCGACATCATCCTGATCGCGCACCGGGATGCAGATTCCGATCTTGGACAAAGCGGCGTTACTGAAATCGACGTAGTGAAGCACCGCCACGCGTCGACCGGGCACTGCCTATTGCAGCACCAGGGTGAATTCGCCCGCTTCACCAACTACGCCGGATCGCGTGAACAGCAGCAGGCTTCCGCACAGCCGGCACGGCGGTCATCTCGTTCGATGCTCAACGATTTCAAGCCAGGGGGTAGCTTCTGATGGGTCAAACAATCTTCGCGCGTGGCGGCTACCTCATGCGCTCCCACTCCGAAACGCGCTGGGCCGACATGATGGACGCCCTGAATATCGACTGGCTGTACGAGCCGCGCCTGGTGAAAACCCGGCATGGCGCTTATCTGCCTGACTTTTACCTGCCTCGGGCCGGCCTGTTCGTTGAGGTGAAAGGCCCTCACCCAACGGAAATCGAGCGCGAAAAGGCCATGGACGCTAGCGCCGCGACCGGATGCCCGGTGGTTATCGCCTATGGCGATATGCAGTTCATGTTCCCAGGCGTCGGCGGTGCACGGCTGCTTGTCCTGTATGCCGGGCGCACCGTCGAGTTCAGCACTCACGAGCTGCATGGCCTGATCGAGCATGGGCTCGGGAAAGACGCATACCACGGCTACCTGCGTGTCGGCATGAAGCAGCCACACCCCGGCGCATTGCATATCTACGAAATCGCCCAGAGCTCAGCGGTGGCCGCTATGGACCGCAGCGTGCGAGAGCGTTACCTGGCCGGGGTGAGCCGGGAGGCCAATGCAGAGAAGACCGCCATGCACAGCCAAATGAGCCGCTGTGAATGGGCACTAACCAAGTTCGTCGAGAAGCTCAATGCTCGCAAGGAGGCAGCATGAACCGTGCACACCTGCTGGCCAAGTTGAACATCAAGCGCGCCGGGCAGCCGGCCGGGGAGGGTGTATGAGCCCGATGAAGAAGATCCGCGCCGCTCTGATTCTCGCGCAGACGTTCGCGAAGCACGGCGTGCTGTTCGTGCCGGTGATCTGCGAGACCGAGGAAGAGCACGCGCAGTTGCTCGCCCGGGTCATGAAGAAGCTCGACGAGATGGAAGCTGCCGAGGAGAAGCACTGATGGACACCAACAAGATGCGCAGTGAGCTCCGCGTTTCGGCCGAGCGCGCAATTGCTAACAACCATCCTGGCGGCAACGGCAATCCTTTCCCTGCTCTCGCCGTTCGTGCAGTCGACGTTTTGGCCCTGCTCGCGGAAATCGAGCGGTTGTCGACCAGTCGCAGCAAAAAAGAGCGAGAGCTTGAACAAGAGCTTGAAACCTGGCGCCACGGACCATTCTGCTGGACCTGCGGCGACACCGGCGACGTGCACGACATCACCGGGGAGTGGCGAGGCGAATGCGATTGCCTATCCGCCCAGCTCATCAACGCCAATCGAGAGCGCGACCAGCTCAAGGCCGAGAATGAGGCGCTGCGCACGGCACTGAGCGAGTGCATCGCTTCGCTGGCTGGCGAGATGAACCAGAAGTATGCAGGGCAGAAACCGGAAGACATGCATCCGGTAACGCTCCGCGATTACCACCGAGACATCGCGGAGCTAGCCGGATACCGGGCGGCCATGGCCAAGGAGGCATCCCATGGATAAATTCGGTCTCCTCTTCGCGCTGATCGTTGGCATCTCCATCGGCTGGGTCTGGGCACATCACACAGTCGCTGCCGAGTGTGAGCGCCTGGGCAAGTTCTACGTCGGCAAGCGCACTTTCGAGTGCGTGAAGATCGAGGAGAAGGCCAATGGCTGAGCTCGCACTGATCCGTACCTCGCATGGCCTGGTGCCGGCAACCGACGCTGACCGCGAAACCATCCAGCATTGGAAGGCTGGCCAGGTCATCCACGGCAAGTTCACCAAGATGCGCAACGCCAAATTCCACCGCAAGTTCTTCTCCATGCTGGATCTGGCATGGGAGTACTGGGAGCCTGCGGGAGGCCTTGTGCCTCGGCAGGAGCTGCGAGGCATCTGGGGCTTGGCCAAGTACTTCGAAGACCTGAACCAGCGCCCTGGGCAGCTCACAAACGCCGTGGAGTGCTACATCGCCAAGCTCGAGGCTGACCGCGCCGATCGTTTCCCAGTGGTGGACAAGAGCCGTGAGGCCTTCCGCGAGTGGGTGACCATTGAGGCTGGCCACTTTCACCTGGTGCAGACGCCAGATGGAGTGCGCAAGGAAGCCAAGTCGATCAGCTGGGCGAACATGGACGACACCGCATTCGAGCCGCTGTACCGCGACGTGTTCAACGCCTGCTGGCGGCTGGTGCTGTCGGCTCACTTCGAAACCGAGGCTGCTGCGCTGGATGCTGCCGACATGATGGGGAGCTACGCATGAAGGTCGTTAGCAAGAAGGTGCGCGATAGCGCCCGCGGCCAGGACTGCACTGTCAATGATCAGGAAGAAAGATGGCGTCCGGTTCGGGGCTTTGTAGGCCTCTACGAGGTGAGTAACCTGGGCCGCGTCCGCTCGATCAGCAGATACGTGAAGTTCGGTCGTGGCGAAAAGTTGATTGAAGGCCGGATCCTGGCTCAAAGCATGAGCGCAGGATATCCAGCGGTTTGCCTCTGCGATGGTCCCGATCAATCCAAAAGGAACATCCACCGGCTGGTCGCAGAGGCTTTCGTTCCTGGTGAGGGGGAGGTTGTCAGGCACCTTGACGGGGATCAAATGAACTCAAGGGCTGAGAACTTGGCCTGGGGCTCTCACAAAGACAATGAGGCTGACAAGGTTCGGCACGGCACAAAGCTTGAGGGGGTATTTCACCCGAACGCCAAGGTAACGCCGGATCAGGTTCGCCAGATCCGCCGGCTTCACGCGCAAAAGAACTCCCAACTGGATATCGCCAGAGTGACAGGGGTTAACCGCGGCACCGTTGGAAAGATCGTTCGCGGAGAAGCCGGCCTTCTTGAGCAGGGACAGGTCCGATTCGCTAGCGTTCTTGCTACTGGTGTTCTGGCCACTAGCGTCTGGGTACACGGAGACGCTGTGGCCAGAGAAGCGAACCTTGATCTTCTCGATCATCTCGGGCGTGTCCCGCACCGAGTGGAACTCATCCAGCGCCAGCGGCAGGCCTTCCCGGACCACGTACACGACCGCAGCCATCTTCATGACGTTGAAGTCCATGCCGATGTGCACGGCCTCACCCGGCCTGATGCGCTCACTGGTGCGACACTCGGCCCGGTCGAAGGTGTAGTACACGACTCCGGCGTAGTTCTCGAAGCCGGCCTCGTATTCCTGACGGAACGTGCGCGGGTCCATCTTGCGGCGGGCAGCGTCCAGTTCATCGGCCGGGACGTTGCCGCCCTGCAGCGAGGTGTACTGCCAGCTCTTGTGATCCGGCTCACCGCCCGGCTGCCCGTCGCGGTAGGTGTCATAGCAGTGGTTGAAGCCCTTCGGGGTCCCGATCCGCAGCGCATGCCCGCCCTTTCTCGACTCCCCGGTCTGGGGGATCTTGTACTGGCAGGTCGAGAGCATTGGCCTGAGCACTTCTTCCCAGGCTGCCCACGGGCAGTCCGCCCATTCGTCCACCAGGACGAAAAACAGGCCGGAGCCCCGCAGGTTGTCGTAATTGTCCAAGCCGACCACACGCATGATGTGGCCGGACTTGAGGGTAATCGAGCACTCGGTCTCGTTCGGCCGGGCTGCGCGCCAGGCCTCTGGGATGGCCTGCTTCAGCCGGCGCCAGAAGACCCGCTTGGCCTGCTTGAACGTCGGCGCGCCATACCATATCTCGTCCTCGACGCTCACGCCCCACTCCGCAGCCAGCCGGGCCGCGCGGCGCATCTCTGCCTTGCCGAGGAAGGTCTTGCCGAATCGACGCCCGCACACCGCATCACGGAAACGCGCCTCGGGCTGAAAGCCCCAAACGTAGATGTTCGCCTGCTTCGGCGTCAACTTCACCGGCGGGTCATAGGTACGGGGTAGTCGGGACACCTTCGTCTGGCTCCAGCTTGTACTCAGCAACGGCGTGCTGCTGGTCCGCCTGGGAGCCCAGGGGCTTGTCGGGTTCGATCTTGCGGTTGCTGTACATGTCGCCGCATTCCTTGGCCGCCTGCTCGTACAGTTGCGCCGTCAGAGCCAGGTTCCGCATTCCTTCGGCTTTGTCAGCCATCCTATTGAGGCCGCGCAAACGGTAGGCCTTGTTGGCGATGGGAATTTCAGTGATGTCTTCGCGGAAGCGCTTGCGAGTGTCTTCGAAGAGCTGCTTCCACTTGGCGGCTAACCCCTTCCCAGAGACCTTCCTGGGGTCGTGCGACTCGATCTGCTGCCGGGTGATGGTCAAACCGAATTCCTTTTGTACCGACTCGGCCACCTGGGAAGGCGTATCGAAGCAGGCCAAGGCCTGAATTACGAAGACCTTCACCTCACTTGATAGGGCTGCCATAGGCGTTCATCCGTCCAAACCTGTCCAAAAATCAGGCCGACTTCAGTAGACAGGTTCCGCAGGCCCTCGCAATGTTGATCTTGGCCACCTCGGGCGGCCGGCTTGCAGCGTCGATCAGCTGCTGGACTTCTTCGCTGGCACCGTAGCGCCGTACCACTCCGACGAACTCTTCGGCGTCATGGCCGCGCAGGTACAGCTTGGGTAGCCCGTCCTGTGTGAACTTGGGTGCGCCGTACTCATCAGTTACCTGGGCGATGTGGTACAGCTCGTGTTCGACCAGGGCGCAGAACTCAGCATCGGTGCACTGGGAGCAGTAGTCGGCGGCCAGGGTGATGAGGTAGTCCGGCTCCTCGCCGAACCATTCTCGCATCTGCTGCTCTTGCCGGGCCTTCTGCCATCCGCCAGCGCGGAACATCAGCTGCTCGGCCTGGCCAAGGACGACCCGCCCCTGTTTGGCGAACCCAGTCGATGCCCAGAGCACGCCGATGTTGGCGTCGATCAGGTGGGCGTGCTCTGGGTTATGGATGCTGCCGGTGTCGGCAAGAATCTCGGCCTTAAGCCAATCCCATATTTCAGGGGCAGGAGCCAAGCGGATACCGAAGTCGGATAGCTCGGACAGTTCAAGCAGTGACGATGGAGGATACGGCCTATCCATAGGTCACCTTGTGTTTGAAATGATGTTGCGGTGCCGGGACGGCAGGAGTCTATTCAGTGCAGGAGGGAGTACTAGCCGAAAGGCGATTGGCTCAACGCAAGCTATGCATGGTGATTGCTCCATCTGGCTGCCATGCGGCATTCCATTTCAAGCGCTCGCACGAGAGGCCGACCCGATTAGCTCTTATCATCATGCACAGTGACCCTCACTCCAGTAGCAACGATCTCGTACTCCGTTTCGGAGATCTTGTTCACGGCACCACCCATTTGCATTTCGAAATGCTTCAAGCCTTCATGTCGAACCATGCCGCTCGAAGAGCGCTCGACCGTCTCGTCTTGGTAGATGTAGATGACGTACTCGACATTATCCGTGCCAAGCCCAACTATTCTTCCAACATATTTATCTGCCATGTCCGGACTCCTTGCGTGAAGCATCAAGGTAGCCGGTGCCAACAGATCAATCCACTGCATTGAAGCGTTAATCATGAATATGATGCTGGTCTGAGCGTGAGCACGCTCATGCAGCATTGGGCGACCCGATCCGGTAGGCTCGTTCCATCGCCTCCCAGTCGGGTTGCTTCGTTGTCATGGGATACCTACTTAAACCAGCCGGTCGCCTCTACACCACAGCCATAGCAGTGCACTGCGCCACTGGCTTGGCCTGGCTTGCGCATGATGAAAAACGTTTCTGAGCCGCAGTTGCAGTGGAATGCCTCGTCACCTGGCTGCGGACCAAATGGATACTTGAAGGCGCCGCGATGGGTACCGCACTCCGGACACTCCATCTGCGTGACACCTACCGGGGCAGTCGCTACCCATTCATGCTGACAGTTCGCGCAGATGCACTCGCCGGAGGCGTGCGGCTCCTCTCGCTCCCGCCGTTTCCGCTCAACCACGTTCATTTGGCCACCATCTTGTGTGATTCGGCGTGGGCGTGGCCGTGCAACAGGCCGACCAGCAGTCCCTGCGGCAGCCCGGCATCCTTGGCTGCATCAATGGCTTTGACCAGAGCGGCATCGAACTCTGCCACCGCATGGTCGATATCCGTGCTTACCGGAAGCTCATGGCGAATTCGTGTGACGTTGCTCATGGCCAACCGTTGATCTGATGGGAAGACAATTCACCAGAACAAAAAACCGCCCGAAGGCGGCTAGCAAGTGATTTATTAGCGCTTTCCCAATTTATTGGGTGCTTCAATCAGCTCAAATGTTCTACTTCACGACTTTCGCGGATCATTTTTGACATCTTTCTCAGCAACCT